TGGATCATCATATGCAATTGTTAATGTCCCTATTTTTAAAGACTCAACTGCAGCCACGTTTATATCTTCAGAACCCGATTCCCCTTCTACATAATACGCTACTTCATAATTTTTCGTATCAGGTAATTGACCATCAATAGTACTTACTATTATTTTACCATCACTCTGAATATAAGCACGTCCAGCCCCTTCAGAGACATCCAAAGGATCATCCTGTAAAACAAGAGGTACTGTATTTTCAAATACTCCCCTAAACTTATTTTCATCCCCACCTTTATCAACAGTATTATAAGTAAGGACACTAGCTACCGTTATAAAAGATTGAGTCACTCCCTCATTATAAACTTCAAACTGTACCTGTCCTATATCATCACGAACAATCTGAGAATCATCCGCTTTTGTCATACGACTAAAGGGAAGAACCACATAATCAACATCCTTAACTTTCCTTATCTGATTATCCACATCACTCTGGGTAAGAGAAACTCCTATACTTAATTGACTAATAAAATTTGCTATAGATGTAGTAATTTGAGAAGTCAAAACACTAAAATTGGTTACATTAGATTTAGGTATCACTGTAAAAGCTAAATCCACACTATTCTCTATAGCCTCTTTTGCTATTGCATCAGCACAAGCATGCTTGTATTCATCCAATTCATCCTGTACAGTCTCAAGCAACTCATTTGTCGTATAAGTAATAATAAAATTCTCTATAGCTATATAACTTATTAAAACCTGCTCTCCATTACTTATAGTTCCTGATTCTATCATTATAATTTCTGTCGCTTCTGTATCAGTGCCAGGATCTATCCGATAATCCACATTCAATACATAAGTTTTTGTCTTATCACTGTTCTTTACTACAATCGATGTTGGATCTGCCCCTAAAAAATCAAGAGCCTCACCAGTACCCAAAATCAATACATGCTCTTCATCAGTGATCGTCTGGAAACCTGTAAGAGGTAAATTATTTGCAAACTTTATTCTCACACTGTCCTGTGCTATCGTAGAGCGCCCTTCAGCCAACGGATCCTCAAGAGTAACTAAATCCCAGTTATCCGAAGTTAAAGCACCGGATAATTGACCTACAATAGAAATAATTTCACCCACCGGTTGATTCTGAAGAACAAATGTATCCGAACTTCTAAATTTATAATCAACCTTAATAATATCTATTGCTGCCAGTCCTATAGCAGCATTCAAAGGCTTCGTCTCATCTAAATCAATAGTATTACCATTCCCAATAATTTGATAACCTGTAATATCATATTCCCGCGCCTTAGTAGCATTATACACCCTAGTAACCTCAAAAATAGGTGTATGTGCTGTCACACGAGGATTTGTTGTCTTAAATTGAAAAGCTACAGCATTAATAACAAGAAATCTCTCTTCAGATTGAGACCCCTGATTTGAAATTATACTCTCATATGAAAAAGCTATTTGATCAGTGACTTGTTTTGTCCGGGATCCCTGAATATATACATCAACTTTTCCTCCAACATGTTTATCTCTAACTGAATCATAATCACGTATCATAAGTGGATCACCCGCTTTTTCAATCCGAACTCTTCTAACTCCCGATACCCCCGCAGCTATCTTTGCATAACCACCCTCTGTCCCTGTATCCGCAAAAAATGCTAATTGTATCCTGTTAGCTAAATTATAATTGGATTCTATATCATACCCAAAACTGATCGGATTAGGATTCTCCACTTGAAATGATGAATCTGCTCCTGAAGAAACAACTTTTATAGTATATGAATCAGTATTTCCGATATCACCTATATTCAATGCTTCTACATCAACCGTTAATTCATAACGGCCTGTTACTGAATTATAAAATCTCTCACGAGTCCCGTAATCCAATACCTTTGTTGCTAAAGTCCTATAAGACTGCGCTTGAATACCCTGATCCAAATCCCCCAAAGTAGATACTACTGCACCCTCATTTACTGTCATATCCCTTATTGGAGGATTTGATACAAAAAATGTTACCTGACCTACAGAATAAGAAGCACTCTTCCTTATGATATCAGCATTAGAAGCCAATTTATCAAACTGAGCGTCAATTAACTCTTGTAAATCATCCGGGTCTGTTATCATAAGAGCAAATTGCAAAGCTTTCTTAGGGACCGAATTCTCAACCGAATCACTTTCAGTATCCCCATCAGCATCATCAAAGTCAATAAGAGCACTTACTGAAAGAGAACGTGCTAAAAAGTCCTGTATGACATAAATTCTAGCCATCTCCTCTGAGATAGGATCCATCATATCACGTACAACAGTTCCCGGCTTTGTATCAGTACCCTTATTTGATAATAACAAATCCTGACTAAAAGTAAGAATTATATCATTCTGTGTCCTACCAGGAAGTGTTCTTAACCCCGTCGTTATAGTAAGCGGAGAACTCTGAAGTTCAATTGAATTTGCACTCTCAGTTACCTGTCCAAGTACAGGATCATAAATGATAGCAGTAACAACAAAGAAAAAAGGAGTACTTTCATTAAATGAAACAGCAGGAAGTGACCCCGCTTCAACCATCTCTGTATACCGGGCTTGATCAAAATCATAAGAATAATAATATTCCCTAGTAATCTCCTCTGTGGTTACCGTAACACGTATATCTCCCGTAGTATCAACAGCAGTATTCAGAGTCTTAACTTTATCCTCATAAGAAGTATATTCCGTAACATAATCAGTATTTATCTTTACATAAACCCCATCTATACCGCCACTCTGTGTGCTTACATAATAATTATACCCTAATGTATTAAGTTCGGGATTTTGTACATTTATTATTTCAATCTTATTCTGATACCGTAAAGTCCTAACTCCTGTTGGAGGACTTACAGTAATAATCTCATCCTCAGGTGGAATTAAAAGTATATTTATTGAGGCTGTTGGACTAGAAGTACTAGTAACACTTTCTATTGCTATTACATTTATTGTATTATTACCTAGAGTTAATGTCCCCGTCCAAGACCATACAGTCTCCCCCGCAGTATAAGAAACACCATGAACTGATCCATTTACTTGTATCTCTGATGTATCAGCAGAAGTTGTCCCAGATAAAGTTTGTATAGCTATATCTGTTGCATAATCGGCACCATCTGAAGGAAGAACTATAACTGGAGCTGGTATTGCCATCTTTTTATCCTGTTGGTAATTGCAAATATTGAGTAAAATCCACGCTACGGCCTGACTTAGCCAAAACCGTCACATCTGTTCTTATTATAGTGGGGTCTTCTTCATCAAATCGTACTCTAACATTTTCAATAGTATCAAAAAGTTCCCCATCAGTAACAGTACGACCAGCAGAAACATACTGATCCTGTAAACTCTTTAGAACATCAAGAGTTGTATTGACCTCCTGAGTAATCTTTGACGATACATAAGAAGTATCTGTAATTCTCTGCCCTAAAAGTGCAGTTAAAGAAGTTCCAATAAAAGTATGAAATGCATTGCTCTGTATCTCAGTGACAGTAAATTTCTCAAGATTCTGAAGTAAAAGATCCTCATTTCGTATTTTCCGGAGCTGACCTCTTATATCATACTGAATATCATTTATCACTTCCAATCCTGCACATTTAGGACAAAAACCCTTAAACGTTATATAAATTACTTCAAAATAATCTTCTATCTGTTTCCATCTATTTCTCAGATGAATCATTCTAGGTTGCTGTACCGTAATTGTCTGTGGATCATAAATAATTGTATATGCTGTTTTAGGTACTAAATTTTCCGATGCATATAAATCAATGTTTGATGATGATAAAGGTTTATCAAACCGAAGAGACCTTCGATCATCCTCAAGAGTTAATTGCTCTCTATATATTCTGTGATCACAGACTGCTGTTATATTTAAATCATAAGACATCTGCTATTTGCCTTAAAGAACTTGCTACAGATTTGTACATTAAACCTGTAGCTTTAATATATTTAAATTTTGGCTTCGGACCCATTGGCTTTTCTATATCAAGAAAATCTAATTCAATCAGTTTATCCCAATTTCTTAACTCACTGCTGAATTTCATTTCTTCATCTTTCTTTAACTCCATATTTATAAAAAAGGGCTGTTTGAAAATACTTTTAATGTCATTATCCTTTGATTCTTTATTCTTTCCTACTAAGTCTGATAGATGTTTTAATAATTTATCCCGATAATACCAGACTGCTTCTTCTATAGCAGGTTCACTAAAACCTTCTTTTACAAAATATTTATGTATAGGATCTTTATTAATCTCCCCTGTTT